GTTTTGTTATTTCTAATGGAATTACCCTTTGTCGCCCTTGCCATTGTGCTTTCCATAAACCTCGTATCGGTACTGGTAAACCTCCTATGCGCCAATTATCTTAGCGCATCATAATTTATCGTCAATGCTGCTGGAGCTGATAATCCAATTGTAGTCATTACGACCTCCTAAGTTTATTCAGCGAGTTTACGCTTAGCCCATTCAATAGATTCCTGAAAAGTCATCTTCTTATCTTGAATGGGTGAAGATGATTGGACTGAGCTTTTCCCCTGAACTTTGGCGGAGGCTGCTTTATCTTCAAATTTCTTCAAAGCTGCTTGTGTATATTTGCTTTTGAGCACATCTTCTGGAACAGATATCCGGTAGAGTTTAGCAACATCTTTCGCAAGAGTAGGATGAAGTTTCATATTTTCGGTCATTTCATCTTCATAAATCTTCCAATCTTTATCAATTTCTCCTAATTGCTTTTCAATATTATCTGAAGTGACTTTCTGAAGACTATCAAAGATTGGTTGTAATCTACCCATAAATTGCTGTTCCAATTTAGGAGTAAGATTTGACATGAATAGTTCAAAGACTTCATCCCATGATTGAGGTTGCCAATTTTGATCAAATTGACCTGTTTCCGAAGATTTCTTTCCAATAGGTTCAACATTCAAACCATATTGGGAAGCTATCCGTTTAAGGGTTTCGATTGGATTAGCTTCAAAAGCATCATAAGCTTCTATCTTTTGTTTTTGCTTTGCTATCGCCTGCGTTTTTTTAGTCAAAGCAGCTTTGAATTGCTTATCAAGACTCTGATAAGCAGGTTGCAGCTCTTCGGACAAAGTTGTTGGATCGAACTTCTCTAAAAAGCTCTCCTCTGCCACTGACGTATCGGGGGCTGGTTTCCCATCGCTCGTCCCTTTGCCAGGTTCGGCTCGTCCTTTTACGGGTTCTGGGGTCTTCGGGGTTCCCTCAGCTTTTTGTGTAGAATCCAGTTTCCCGGTCGTTCCAACATCGGTCTGAGACCCTTCGGATCGTCCTTTGATTCCCGATAAGGGGCCTTGTACTACTTGTTCAACCATAAAAAAATACCTCCTTGATTTTTGAATTCAGGGAGGTATTTAAACGTGCCTGTTATTACTTATTTGGTTTTTATTCAGCTTTTAAAACCGCTGTTATTAATCCCACAATATGCCTATAACAATCAGGCAATTTCTCTCTCAATTTGATGAGTAAATCTGCAATGTCTTTTTCAGTTAAAGCCATCTTTCCTCGGCCTGCCTCGTCTTGGTGCCTCTTCTTCAACTACTTTGATTAGCTTCCTAAATTCCTCAAATTCTTCTAAACACTTCTCGCAAAGATCAACCTCTTCTTTGGTTTTGATCTTCACAATTGTTTCAACAATCAATTTAGCACAGCATCTATCGCATATTTTCATTTGATTGCCAGTTTCCTTTCTCTAAGAATTTCTGTTCTATGCCGCCTTGATTTAATCCATATGGGATCATGAGATATATTTTCGTCAAGATATGGTTGAATATCAGGAATAATATAAACTTTCGGTCCTGGATCTCTTTTGGAGATTTCAATTAATTTTTTTAGTTCTTTATCCCATTGATATCTTTTTCTCAAGTCCCGCCTCTCATATTTGACATTCCCATTGCCATACCTGATTGTGCCGTCCCAGGAAGTCCAGGGGTGCCAGGAGTTGATCCTTGTTGACCTGGCATAGGTAATTGACCGCTCATCATCTGCTGAGCAATTTGATAAATTTCATCAACAAGAGTTTCATCATAGATATGATGCAGTTCAGACATTTGTTTTAGAAGTCTTTTGCTTAATGCCAATTGTGGAGCACTTGCTATAAGATTCAAAAAGGCGATCCATTGCGCTCTTTCTATTTCAGGAAGTCGCGGGGTCATCGCTCCCACATTCACAGAATATTCATATTCCCCTTCGATTGCCTCATAATCATTTGTTCTTACCAATTCCCAATATTCTCCTTGTGGACCTGATACTTTAATTGCTTGATCTTTTGTTATGTGAACTTGGACTTGCATATCAAGTTTCTCTGCAACCAATTGAATAAAATCGACTACAACCCCTATCCAATCGCCTTCTTGGACTTGCAATCTTTTTTCTATAATATCGGCTTCCGTTGCAGATTCAACCCCTTTCCCTGACCTCGCCTGATTAGGGCCTATAGAAAGTAGTGTCAATTCATCTCTCAATACTGCCAATTCTTGCATATGAGTTTGATCAAGAGGAGCGTCTTGAATCGGCTTAACGACACTTTCTGCATTGGGAGTATTTATTTTGATGATGGTTCCATCATCCCCAATTTCAAGCTTTGTCAATTCGGTTTCATCCATACCAGAAGTGTATACTGTGTATTTCCGATTGAATCTCTTTCTATGCGTAGCTAATTTTGATCTCAATTCACAATAATCTTTTTGAGGATCGAGCCATTGGCTAACCGGAGGAATCGGATACCATGAATCATCTCGCATTGTAAATCTAAGATCGACAAAACAATCATTTTCTATCCCCATCGGTATTTCAGAAGGATCGATCATAAATTCATTAGAGCCTTCTGCTACGGTCAACCATTGTTCATTTTTTATATCGTAAACTTCCCATCCGCAGAAGTATAAACAGAACCTTTCTTTCTTTGTTGTCTCTGCTTTTGGACTTCATCTGAAAGTTCTGTACCCTTGATTGACTCCCTTGCATTTTTATTGTATCTCTTATCTTTTTGGATTTCGTCCACTTTTCTCTTTATCCGATGAGCTTTCCAATTCACATCTTCATCAAGAGGTCCAGCGTCTTCATCAACGATAAAATCATCCGGATGAATTCGAATAACTTTATAGGCATCACTTGCCGGTATTTCATTTGGTTCTTTTAAAGGCTCTCCTGTTTCTGCATCGGTAAGCATTACTCCACTTTCTTCATCGGTTATGATTTTCCCCTTATCAGGATTTTCAATCATTTCTGTTTCATGATATATTTTCATTACTCCGAATTGAAAGAATGCATCGAAGATAGACATTCTAATTTTCGGCTTCATTCTCAATTCTTCTTTGAGATAATTTAGCATCGATTGCCTGATTTTACCTCTTTGCTCATAAAGAACGATCATCATAGGATTTGGAATGAAGCTCCGTTTCAATTTCACATAGAAAAAAGGATTCGTATTATAAAGAGATGGAAGCATTGAAAGAAGATTGGAATAGATGAGATTGATCGTAATCCATTCATTTGCAGAAATATGAAATGGTCGCTGTCTTCCTTCCCAATAATCATAACCTAAAGCTACTCTGAAATTTTTTCGCCATTCTTCTTTGACCGTCTTGGCCCGCTGAATCTTTTCAAGCCATTTCTGAGCGTCAGTTTTTTCGTCTGTCTTTTTCTTAGAATTTAATAATTTCTTTTTTGGCATTATCTCGGCCATCCAAATCCAGGAGCATGAAGTGGAGTCGGTTTCGCCTCACCCGTCTTTCTGTCTTCAAGAATATTGTTTAACTTTGACCCAAGTTCAACGCATTGGTCGAATTTTCCCCAATCAGTTTGTATTCCAGTTGTACCCACTCCCGGAGCCATACCTCCCTGAGTGTAAGCATCAACAGGTTCGATCATCGCCCCAAAATTTGTGCCTGCAATTGTAACAAGACAGACTGCTGCTGGTTGCGAAAAATTAAAACCATCCTTTCGTTTATGAACTTCATAAAATCCCGTTCGGTTAAATCTTTCATCCCATTCTGCTCTTTTTGCCATTATTTTATCCTCCCATAAGCTGATACAATACTCGTTCCATGTCTCTGAGCATATTTCTGTGCCTGAATATAACGCTTTCTTTCGTATCCAAATGATCCTCGGGGCGCTTCCAATGCTTTAACCGATGGCTTCAGTGGTCTAAACATACAAGCATAGCGAGTCTCATCATAGCTGTGGTCTTCTGAATCTGTATCCACATCCTCAATTTTATTTGGATTTTCACTCAAATCTGGCACTGTCCTCCACCAATTTTCACAATCGAATGAGATTTTTATCATCGGTTCCCCAGCTTCATCGACTCTGAACCGGGAATGGACTTGCTGCTTTCCCAAAATACGATCATTGTCTCCACGGAGAAAATGCACTCCTTCGCTGGCCATGACTTCCGCTATCGGAGGTCCGATGACCTGATCTTTGGTGTGCCGGTGAGGATGAAAAATGGCCGGATCTGCCGGACCCGGATGGATCTTTTCTCCTTTTTCTCGCTCTTTGATGCCTCTCGCTATCTCCGCAGGACTCATTTTTAAACCTACCCAGGCCCCTTTTTGATCATCCCGCTTGGCAATATACCACTCCCGATATCTCCAAAGCCTCCCATCATAATCCACCGCCCACCAGCCCACGGAAGCAGGACTTGAATAACCCCAGTCGAATGTTCTGAATTTTTCCCATTCAGGAGGAGGAAAGGGTTGACTAACCTTTTTAGGATCATACCCATGAAGTTCTTTATTCAATTCGATAAAAACCTGACCTTCGAAGCTATCCCATAATCCTTCAAGCAATCGTTTTCTTTCGATCTCCGGCAATTGCATTAATCGCGCGACATAGGCTGGATCGTTTTGGAGCAATGAAGGATTATCAATTAATTTCGCAGGGATAAAGACCCTATGAATCATTTCCTTAATTTTCATCGGTCCCAGGTCAAATTCCACCAATTCCCCAAAAGTGACGTTCCCTTGAGGATATTGTTGGATCCGGAATCTATCTTTTAAAAATTGATGGGCCGG